AGCTTGTAACAAAGGTAAAGCATCTGCTGCTAATAAAGCCTGACTATTTTTTCCAGTACTAAATGTTATTGTTTCATCAATGGCATCGTGTAAACCACCGACAGCACTAGCTTGTATTCTCATACTGATAGCTGGACTAAGTGCTGAAGTAATACCGTATATACCTACTCCAGTTCTCGTTGAAGCGACTGCAATACTAGTAGTTGCACCACCACCGATAGCCAATGAACTTGTACTGAATGCTCTTGGTCCTGGAACATCTGAAGTTAATGTCAATACATTTGTACTTGCAGTTGCTGTCCAGTCTGATAAGGCATTGTTATTATTGATATAATCTCTAATTGCCGCTACTAATATTGTCATATTAATAGTTGCACCTTCTGCTTGATTAGTTCCTAATAATGCAGTTGCTGGGAGATTTACCGTACCAATACTACTATCACCAGTTATGATTACACTTGCTCCACCGTCAAGATAAGTACTTCCGTCTCTATCATAGGTGAATGTACTGCCTGCATTAAATGTTAATGTGCTTCTTGCTGTGACAGTATTTGGACCACTATCTCCTGTAAGAGTAAGGTCTATTACCTCAAGTGTATCTGTAGTAAAGTTACTAAATGTGCCTACTGCTACTGTTTTAATAGCCTTAGTTCCCACTGTCTTCTTTGGTGTGCCACCATTGATTGTGACTGCTTGTATTTCTTTCTTTCCTCTATTAGTATAACCAGCATTACCTGAATTACCTGTAAGAGCTATAGTTGCTGTTGGTATACCTCCACCTTTAATTGGTCCAACATCTCCACCTGTAACACTATCAAGATCTCTAACAGTCCAAGCATTGTCTCTATAATTCCATATAAGAGCTTCGTCACATTCACCAGCTAAGGAAGCCAGTGTTGGGTAACAAACCCATATTTCATTTTCTCTATGATTTAAGAGAGTAAATAGCTGTTGTTCATAAATAGGATTAAGGTTATTAAAGAAATATTGTCTAATTCTAGAATCAGATAATGATTGTATATCTCCTGGGTTTCCAGCAAATACATAAATATCATTTCCACCTATAATAAAGTGCTTACCATCATATTCTATTACACCGCCTTTTGTAAGTAAACCATATTCATCTGTTACAGGACTAAAAGATACAGGTGCATTTACATTTCCTGTAAGTCTCATAACATGAATACTATCTGTTGCATAAATATACATATTACTTTGTAAAGACTTCATATCTTTAATAACACTAGTTTCAGATAAAGTAAATTCATCTGCTGTATTTACACCAGTCTCAAAAGGATTCCAGTTGTTAGGTACAGAACCTGGAACTGCAACATCTGATGTTCTTACAACACCTGATAGTCTTCTGACCGTATTATTACCGTCTTTCTCAGTAAGATTACCAGCAACTAATAGGTTACCAAACGATTCAATTACTCCACAAGTAACTGTTACAGGGTTTCTAGATACAATCTTTACAGTTGCAATAGCACCATCGGTTAAGCCACCTACATAAACTACTGTTGTATTGGTTAGTGTATCTGTATAAATTTGAAATTTACTACTTGTAACTGAAGGTAACGAACCGTAGGAAGGATAATTTCCAGGAACAAATGTATTACCGTTTGGAGTATTAGTTCCTGCTGGTGTTCCAGCCTCTACTGTTTTAGCAGTTCCACCTACGTCTACTGTAATACTGTTCAAAGAAAAATCTACTTTCTGACCGAGATCAAACACTTCTCTTTCTCCAGTACTAAAGGTATCACTGGTAACTGTTTGATTAACATTATAGCTATCCCATCCAGGAAGTTCTGCTAATGTTATATTGTTTATGTTTGTATTACCTGCTGTGTCTAATATGTAATGTGGTTTATCTAACCCATTGTTTATAATGAAAGAAAAACCACCAGTGAATAAGGTATGTTGCCAACCAGTTGTTGTAAATTGAAAACCATTAGACATAGTACTAGGTGTAATATCTTTCTTAGTTCCTGTATGATCTTGTATATAGACCTTCTGACCTACTGTAACACTTGCTCTGATGTAATCAACTACCCAAATATAATAACAACCCAATGGCTGTCTGTTAGGATTTTCCCATACTGCAAAGTATCTTACTCGACCAAATTCTTCGTTGGCTGGTACAAGGTCTTCAGTTATATTATTGAGTAATAATTCTCCTTCTATTTTTCTGATAGCACCATCTTTAAATCTAACATTTCTAACATCTGTAAATATGCTGGGTGAGAGAGCCACAGGAGGAGTGTCAAACACGACACCCTTAGATGCTACATCAGTAACATTAATCACATTGTCTTCTGCCATTCACTTCTCCTTTTGTTCTTGTCTAAGCACACTCTCGTATGCCAGTCGCTGGGTCGATAAAGCAAGCCTCAACTTTGTCTTCTTCTTGAGCCACTGCCTCAGTCTCGCTAGATACCTTCGTTTCTTCTTCCACGGTTTCGTTAAAGATTCCGAATCTCTTTCCGTCAATACGGAACGTAGTGCATCCTTTCGCCCCACCTTTCCATGCATTAACATATACTTGTTTAAATGAATCATAGTCCACATCACCACTTACGTTACAAGTTTTTGAACATGCACTGTCAATATAGTGTTGAGCTAATAATAGCACCTCTAGATGATCATTAACACTAATACTATCCGCAGTACGACCTTCTACTCCATGCGAGTAGGCATAGTCTTCTACGGTTTCAACGATTGGACCATCAAATGTCTGTATAGTTCTATCATATTTATGACTGTAAACAGGTTCAATTCCTCCACTAACGTTATCTCCTATGATACTAATTGTACCTGTAGGTGCGATTGATGTAAGATGGCTATTACGTATTCCGTGTTCTCTTATAAGGCTTTGTACGGAAGCTGGTAACGACCTAATATAATTACTTTTAAGGTATTCCCTTCTAAATAAAGGAAAAGCACCTTTTTCTTTTGCTAACATAGCCGAAGCTTTATAGCAGTTATCTCTTAGACATGCGAATATTTTTTCAGCCCATGTCATAAATTCTTTTGAAGCATATGGATAACCAAGCATTTCACCAGCATTTGCCATACCAGTAACACCTAATCCCATACGTCTTTTATTTTTTGCCTCATCTTCTTGTGCCTTGAGTGGATAGATAGTTCTATCGACAACATTATCCATGGCTTGAACAACTGGCTTTATATCTGATTTAAATTGTTTAAAGTTAAATACATAGCCTTTCTTTTCTTTCTCAAGATACTTAGTAAGATTGAATGATCCTAATAAACAAGCACCATAAGCTGGCAAAGGTTGTTCACCACAAGGATTTGTTGCATATATCTCTTCACAGTACCAAAGGTTATTCATCTCTTTAATACGATCAATAAATAAAACTCCAGGCTCTGCCCAATCCCAAGTAGACGACATAACTTCATCCCATACTTCTTGAGCTGAAAGACTACCACGGACTTCACCATTAAATATTAACTCATATTCAGTTCCATTTTCTAATGCATCCATGAAAGCATCTGTGATACCGACTGAAATATTAAATCCAGTTAGCTTGTCATTATTTCTTTTAGCTCTTATAAAGTCAAGTACGTCAGGATGATCGATTCTTAAGACACCCATCTGTGCTCCTCGTCTATGTCCAGAGCTAGCTATAGTTTGACAAACAGAATCAAAGACTTGCATAAACGAGATTGGTCCACTAGACTTACTATCAAGAGACTTTATAAGGTCTCCTCTAGGTCTTAGCTTACTAAAGTCATAGCCTATGCCACCACCTTTTCTCATTGTCTCTGCGGCTTCTTTTGCTCTTTCCATAATAGAGTCCATACTATCCTCTATTTCTCCTGATACAAAACAATTATAAGCAGTAGTAATACGGTTAGAACCTATTGCAGATTGTACTCTACCTGCAGGAAGGAATCTCATCTCACCTAATATATCTTCAAGTACGAATCTATGTTCGTCTCCATCTGATAATGCTCTTGCTATCCTCTTTATTTTATCATCGAAGGTCTCTCCCTTCTGTCTGTATTTCATTTCATCTATTTCTTGAGCGATGGTCATGATTGGACCTTCATAGTTTCTATTTCTTAGCATAATTTTACCTCTATTGTTAATGACGGACTGCCCCTTAAAGGGCGTATTTTATGCTAGTCTTGGTATTCGCCAGTCTTAATCATCTCGGTAATTTCTATTGCTCTATTTCCTACTTGTTTTGCCCAATTTGAGTCCATCATTTCAAGAGCTGCAGTATCGTAGTCTTGTTCTTCTAGTGCAGCCATAGCATTTTTAAACTTCATTGTAGTACCTATGCCTACATTAAATACGAAGTTAATAAGTGCTTCT